TAATCCATCAGCTGCTTGAACATACTTACAAAGTATAATATCTGGATTATATGCATTGAGTGAAATTATATTTGGTTTATTTTGACCAACTACCCAAATATTATTACCACTAACATCTAATTTTAAAAATTCAGTATAATTAACTCCAGCAGTACTTTCAATAGTTTTTTCCCATTCTTTAACACCAAGTTCAGAGAACTTAGCAACAAATGCAACTTCAAGACCACCTGCATCAAGAGTTTTTCCACAGAAGAATACTTCTTTTAGATCGTTTACAACTACATCATTAATCCTAACATAATTTTCATGACGAACTAAAGAAACATAATAATCAGCTCTCTTATACACCTGTGGATGAGAAAGAATAACACGAGGGTTCTTAGTATATCCAGAACCAGAGTTTATAATATCAACAACGTTAATTGCACCAGTAGGAGTTACATTTGCTCTCAATTCACCAGATTGTCCATCACCATCAATAACAATAGTGGGAGGAATTTCAGAATCATATCCAGATCCTGCTTGATCAATCGTAATTTGTTCAATACCTTTAAATTGTCTAACAACAAATGTTTTATTGGTTGCATCCATTACAGGAGTGTAATCAATAAAAACAGAATCTCCAGGAACTATGTTATGAGGATTAGATGTTGTTAGGACACCATAAAATTTATCTTCAACCGTTTCAAAAGTATACGCACTTACAGGTTCACCTGTAATTTTAGAAATCCTAGCAGATACACCACTACCATCAGTGTCAGCATTATCAAAGACAAGAATATCATCAACCTGATAACTCGTACCAGCATCTTCAACAGTAAATCCAGTTACCGAAGCATCTTCAAACTTTGTTGTAGTTTCAACTTCAATATCAACCTTTGAATCAAATTTAACTTTAGGGAAATAATCAAATAACTGAAGAGGAGATTCTTCAAATAATTGATCAGGATCATCAATTTCTTCTTGAGATATTACACCATCTTTATTTTCATCTTCGATATCAAAAAGTAAAATATCACCATCTTCCGTTGTTATTGCATTTGTAGATTGATTGGGAGCTCTCTCAACATCAATATCAACATTTTCATATGGATCACGATATCTTACAACTCCAGTAGGAATATTTTGTTGAATAGCATCTTTATTCAAATTCCAAGAATCTACAATAGAATTAAAGTTTGGACCTAAAACATAAGGAAATTGTGCTAATCCTGCATCACTATTATCAATGGTAATGAAATAGCAATATCTTCCACTTGGAAAATCTGGAGTTTTACAAAAACGACCATTATATTGATCTAAATCCCCAAGTCCAAAAGAATATTCATAATCTTCAATGAATTTTCCTGCAGGTTCTTCAGAAAGTAAAGGACCAGCAGTTCTAACTGGTGCTGGATTAGTACTTGCATCAAAAACTAAATTTGTTTTAAGTTTAAAAGACGTATCTAATTTTGCAATTGTAGATGACTGATCTGTAGGATCTGAATACCCATATGGACCATAGATAGGATTTCCATCAAATGCCCAACCAATAATAGGAGAGTGTTCTAGTTGATCCTCTTGCTCAAGAATATTTCCTGTGCCAACTTGCTCAAAAAGGTTATCACCAAGAATATATCTCAATCGTTGTGGATTTGAAATATGTGCATATTCACCACCATATTGATTATTATATCCAGCAAATACAGAACCTTTAGCAGAATCTACTGCAGTAGTTTCTTGAAGATTATAAGTCCATTTAAATACATTAGGAGTAAAGGTTGCATTAGATCCAACAGAGGTCAGATTAATAACTGTTGTTCCTTGAATATAATTAATACCTCTATTAATAATTTCAATACTTGTTACTCTACCAGCATTTTCTCCATCAAGATCGATATTAGCACGAGCAACTGCACCAAATCCATCACCTTGAATAGTTACTTCTGGTGCAGTTGTATACCCACTACCTGCAGAAATAATTGCAATAGAAATAATTCTACCATTATTCACAATAGCTTGTGCAACAGCACCAGAACCTGAATTAAGACTAACTGTAGGATTAGATGTATATGATTCACCACCACTGGTTATAGCAACAGATTTAACTGGACCTCTTACCGAAGCAGTAGCAGTAGCACCATTTCCACCACCACCAACAATTGTAATAGATGGTTGAGAAGTATATCCAGTTCCATTTGTATTCATAAGAATACTGGAGACAACACCTTTAGTAACGATAGCAGTTGCTGCAGCACCAGATCCACCTCCACCAACAATGGAAACAAGAGGTGAAGAAGTATAACCACTACCACCATCAGTAACAACAATTTCTGTAATAGAACCATTAACAGTTACAGCACCAGTAGCACCTGTTCCACCACCACCTGTAATCTCAATATTTGGAGGATTTGAAGCATCATAATCAGAACCAGCATTTGTAATACCAATAGAGGTAACTGGTCCAAAAGTTTTTGTAACATCTGACTTATATGACCAAACAGATGTTCCATTAATCCAAGTACCAATAGCACCAGGACTAATATCATTTTTAACCGAAATAGTCTGAGGATTTAACGGAAATCTATTAAGTTTACGTTGATTTCCTGGTAAAAGTGCTGATCCTGGAAAAGGACCAATTGAATAATTAGGAATACCAGTAGATGCAACATAAACATAATCGTTACTAAAGAACGAGTTTTGAATATTTGTTGTATATGGACCAATAGAATTTAAAACAGCAGTATTATCAGATTTACCTTTATTAAGGTCGACTGAAACCAAAATGTTTCCTTGAGGAACAACTTCTGCTGGTTGAGGAAGTTGATATTGGAAAACGAGAGCACTATCTCTAGATCTTACTAAAAATGTTCCATTAAACAAAATTGGATTTGCACCATAAAGTGTTACCTGATCTCCAACTAAAAGTCCATGATTATTTTTACAAGTAACTGTAGCAAATTGATTATTAACACCACCGTAAGTAATACTTTCTACTTCAATAAGTTTTTTAACATTATACAACCAAGTTGTTAATTCTGGAGCAACGGAAGTACCACCTAGTTTAGATACAGTAAGTTTATCACCCTTTAGATAGTATGAACCAGTATCTGTTAAACTGGTTTGTTGGGCATCAACAATACCAACAATACTTAAAACTACTTCTTGTGCAGTTCCCTTATTTACATAAACAAGAAGATTAGATGTGACTTCAGTTGCAGAATCCCAATCTTCTACAATGTTATTAACAGAACGAGTACATTCGATAAACTGGTTAAGAGACTTTTCTTTATATTGAATTAATTCCGAATCTCCAATTAAAAATTCACCATTTCTTTCTGGCCAACCAATAGTTGAGTCTACAGTGATAATACTATCAGTTGTATCAAGAGGTTCTGCAAGTTTTGTTTTGTAAGGAACTACAAATGTTCCATCAATAGTTTCTTCAGAAAGAACAAGTTCAAAAAGTTCAACATCTGATGTTTTAATAGAAATATAATTTTCAATTAAAGCACTAGCTTCCCCAATATTAGCATCAGCAATACTTGACTCTTGAGTCAATAATCCATCTTTAATATTTGTAGGATCGCCACTTACTAATGTAGCACGAAGAATTGTATCAATAGACCAAGTTGCATTAGAAGGTTTAATAATCTGATCTTTTGGATATGATATACTTACAGTTTCTCCATATAATAACTTAAACAGGTATGCAATACTGAATGAAGTTCCTTTAGAAGCATAAAAGTCTTTAATAGTCTTAATTGCTGTTCTAACATCAATTTGAGAATAATCTAGACTTGGAACATCTGGTAAAAACTGTTCTGTATACTTATCAAGTAATCTTTTAACAAATAAAGCATCTAAACACTTAATTGCAGTATTTTCTGTATGGGCAGCAACAGTAGTTTCATTAGAGAATACAGCATTACCATCTTCACTATATTCTGTAATACCACTAGCAGCTCTTGCACATCCTTCAAATTTTGCTTTACTATACCCAGTACCACTCTGATTTACTGTAAATCCAGTAACTTCATTAAGACCAACTATTCCAGAAGCTTCTGCTGAAGGTGGTGCTTGAATAAAGATAGTTGGAGGTTCAGTTGCACTATATCCACTACCAAAATTAGTTATATTAATATCAATGATTTGTCCATTGAAAATAGAAGCAACTGCAGTAGCACCATTTCCACCAGCATAATTACCAAGTTGATCTACTCTTTCATCAACAATATAGACAGATGGAACATCTTGATATCCACCACCACCATCTAAAAGTTCAATATTAGTTACTCTTCCATCACCATCAACCTTTGTTTGTAAAATCTGGGCACCAACTGGATCTACAACGGCAATTCTAGGAACACCGACATATCCCTGACCAGCATTTAGTACATTAACACTTGTAATTCTTCCATCAGTTAAAACTGCTTGTAATGATGCTTTAATACCATTTTCTTCAGTTGGAGGGTCAACATATATTGTTGGAACAGTTGTATATCCAATACCACCAGAAGATACAGTAACAGAAGCAACAGTTCCATTATCCATCACTGGAGTAGCAAGTTTACCGCCTCCAGGTTGCCTAAAAGTAAGTCTTGGTGTGAATGTATATCCACTACCAGAATTAACGATTTCTAGACCACTAACAGCACCATCAGTAACAGTTGCTTTAATGACTGCTGATGTAGAACCTGGTTTAGTAGGTGCTTGAACATCTACTAAAGGTGGGTTTGTATCGCTATACCCATATCCACCAGATAGAAGGGATACACTCTTAATACCATTAACCAATGCAGTAGCAGATGCACCAGTACCTTCTGGAGCATTAATTGATACCTTTGGAGGATACTCAAACCTATAATTAGATCCAAAATTACTAGTAGTAACACCAGTTAAAGATCCAGCATCATCAATTCTAGCATAACCTACAGCACCTGTACCGAAAGATGGAATTGGTGCTTCAATAGAGAATAATGATAAGAATCTACCATTTAAAGGTGTCTCTTTGAATATAAACTGATCACCATCAATATAAAAATCTATTTTTGGAATTAATAACTGTTTATCGTAAATAGCAAGAACGTACTCATCAATAATTGGTTCATACCTAACACCATTACGTGTCATAGTAAATTGACGTTTACCCTCACCAAAACTATTAGATAAGTTATCAATAGGTTGTATAACACTCTCAACAAAACCACTCAAGTATGTAATATAAGTACCTGATGTATCATCAGCATCCAATTTCTGTCTAGGTGCTTCAGTGTATACAATATCAGTACCATCTATTTCATAATCAATACCTGGAATCTGTAAAACACCATAATTTTGCACTATTAAATGCTGTGCAGAAGGTGGTGCAATTGGATTATTCTGTGAAATTAATGAAAATCTTCTCTGAGTACCATCAAACAAACTTAAAGGACTTGCAAGACCTGTCCACTTTAATTTTACTTGCTCATAGGAAATACCTGGAGTAAGAGATATATTTGGGGAAGCAGTTGTTTTTTCATAATAAATTACCTCATCACCAATCAAAATAGATCCATTTTTCTCCAAAAATGAATCAACACTCTCTACAACAATCGTATCATCAGTTATTTTAACAGTCTCTACAACTTTAGTCGCACCATCAAGAATTCCTATATCCAGTTTATCAATGTCAAGATATTGGAGGAAATTATTTAATAAATTTTGCCCTAATCCAGTTTTCTCCTGAGATCTATAATAATATTCAATGAATTTATTAAAGAGAGGATACTCTTGCTCGACAAAAGCTGGAGTCTGAGTAGAGACTTGTTGAGATACTTTATTGATATTTGCCATCTAATTTAAAAACAACTAGAAGTGAGTGAACCTGTATTGGTGATTGTTGATACTTCTACTAAAGTAGGAGATTGATTAAAGACCGTTGGTGTCAAACTATTTAGAGGTACAGTAGGAGGAGGTGTTGTTCCTGTTGGTGCTACTGTTACTTCTGGATTGACAACATTTATAATAGTTCCAGGTGTTGATGCTGGAATTGTAGAACTGTTTGAAGGTATAAACAGAGTTGGTAACTGCAAATCTGCTGGTAATAGAGAAGGGTCAATGACACTTCCAACACCAGTTACAGCGTCTGTAAGGTTCAAATTAGTAGATGTTGGTATATTATTACCAGCACCAACAATATTGATTGGACCTACACAGATTTCACCAGTATCATAGTTTATAGATCCTGCATTCTCATTCGTATAAACTTTCTTATTTCCAGTATTATAGAATGTTCTTAGATTTCCGAAACCGTCATCTTCAAATTGTTGATCTATACCAGGTCTATCTGCTGTTCTAAAGTTACCAGATAAAATAACAGGTTCTTTCTTACAAACACTTGAAGTCGATGATGCTGCTCCAGTATTACTTGGGGCACTATTATATAAAGAAGATCCAGTTGATATGCAATAAGTATTAGTTTGATTTGTTTGAGGCTTAATGTATTTCAGTAATGAAGTCTGAACAGAAACGTCAGTAATAGCTCTATCAGACAAAGTAATTGCCTTTTGGAATTGTTGATTTCTAAAGGTAGAGTTAAAGTTATTAATCTGTGTTTGTGTTGCCCAATTACCAACTGCAGACTGAATATTACTCTTAATTGCAGATGTATTGCTAGTTACTCCAGTATCATAAAGAGCAAACACTTTAGGATAAACAAACAACTCATCTGGGTCAATAACTACTGGATCAATAGATGCCATAGCATAACTTCTAAGATCTGCAGCAATTGTTTTCTTTGTTGCATCATTCAAAGAAGATCCAGTCTTTGTTTTAACTGCTATGTAAACTTTACCGTAAATAGGTGGATTTAATGAGTCACCACCATAAGCAATAACAGAATCTGCATTAGAATAGATTTTTTTAGTGATTACGGCATAATCCTGTGCTGTAACTGCTCTGTATTGGGAAGAATAGTATCTAGGAGCCATATACTTGATAGACTCTACAGATTCTGGAGTAGTACCAAGTTGTGATCTCTCTTTAACGTGTAATTTAACGTCAGCAACGTTATATGATATACCCAAACTATCAATAAGATCTCCAGTATATGAAAAGTCAGTAACCTCATTAGCTTCTGAACCAGAAGTAACCAAGTATTCTAAATTAATAACCTCACCATCTTTAACCTTTCTACCAACACTATCATCACCAAATCTAACCTCATATCTCATATCCTCTCCTTCAGAAAGGAAGAATACCCTTGTATTGGCAGTTAAATTAGTAACTGTATCAACTAAGTTATAAACATCAGATGTAGTAGAAGATTCATTGGGTTTAACTGTAACATTTAAAGTTCCCACATCAGCATCTTGAGTAGGAATTTTATAAGTCTGTGATTGGAATGTATTTACCAAATACTCATAATTCATAATGGATCCTTCACTAACCGCCAAATTATCAAACTCAGCAGCACCAGTTGTAGTATTAACTTCTACAGTAGTGTCTGCCATAATATTCCAAACAAAATTACCCCCAGTAGCTACAGCACCTTTCTTCAAGGTGATACTACTAGGATAAGATCCATTAGTTTGTGTTGTTTGAACATTTAATTTTAAACAAGCCTTAGATGCAACAATAGATCTAGGAACATAATTTAATAACTTTGCAATATTAACAATATTGTCTCTAACAGTAGCAGAAGGCAAAAATGCCTCATTCATTGCCATATTAGCATTGAATGCGGTATAATACGTGTTATATGCTAACGTATCAATCAAATATGATAATGCAGACCCTTCAAAATCATAATCACTAAATTCATTCCTAGTTCTTAGGTAGGATTTGATAGACGATTTTATATCATTAAAATCTAATGCTGTTAAATTATTCGGTTGCATTATTCAGGTCTCTGTAGGACAAACTTGACTTCTTCAACAATAGGTATACCAACAACTTGATAAACTATAGTAACAGCGAGTTTTGAATTTTCTCCATAAGGAACTACCTGTACGGATCTCAACTGCACTCTTTTCTCATACTGATTAATTGTATTTATTATTTCATCCTTAATTGTGTCTGCTGTAAATCCATCTAAAGGTTCAAACAGCAGTTGCATTACTTGACACCCCACATTTTTATTAAATGGAATCTCACCAGGTGAAGTCATCACCAAATTCCTCAACGCTTGTCTAATGGAATTATCATTCTTAACTATAGAAACATCATTGGTGAAAGGATTTCTACCAAATGCCATTCCAATATCTTTAAAAGATCTTGACTTATTAGATGCTAAATCTGCACTAGATAATCTTTTTAATGCCATTAAACTTCATAAAAGGTGTATTTCAGAAAGAGTTCCTTCATAGGGTCAATATCCTCTAATACAGTTATAAAATACCTGTGAGGTTCATACTCATACTTCGCACAATTAGGATGGTCACTATGGTTTATAAAACCTCCTAGTGGTGTCCTTATAATCTCTTCACCTAATATAATATGGGATAAACCTAAAACAGTTCCAGATTCAAGAGGTCTTCTTGTAAATATCCCTTGACCAGCAATAGGACTATCCGATATGAATAATCCGTCTGGTAATGCCCTATAAGTCACAATATCATTACTAATCTCCTATTATTTATCGGGTTTTCACTAACTTTTAACTACCAGTGATATAACCCCATAAAACTTTCCAGAATGACTTACTAGCATCTCCTTGAATTTCATCAAAAAGGTACATATTAAGACGAAAAGCATAATTTGCTTCATTAATTAGATTATTTGTGTCGTGTTCGTTTATATCCAAAGAATCTAAATCAGCACGATACTCTTCTTTAAACTTTTTAGCATCAGGTACTCTAGGAAACTCATAAAACAGTAAACCTGATCCTTTAGCTGGTTGTAATGCTTTCTGAGCAATATTTTTAAGAATTTGCCCACCAGATAGATCACCAATGTACCTAGTATAGTGATGTGCTATCAATAGATATGGATCTTTCTCTGCTATCTCATTAATTCTATAACAGTAAGTATTACATGCTTCTGAAGGTATTTGCTTCTCTCTCCACATAGGACCATAATAATACCTAAGATCTTGTTCAAGAAAAGCAGTACGATTTAATATTGGTTGATACTTATGTAAGACTGTAGCAAGAGGATCTTTAGTTTCCTTTATCCTTTGCTCCATTGTATCGTAAACATACCAAAAGTTAGTAAGTAACTTACGGTATTCTTCTTCATTTACAACACCTTTAAGAAAACCTCTAACAAATTTAGTGTTTTCTGCTGCAGAATGTGATTTTTTAGTTCCTTCCTTTAATTGCTTAGAAAGTGGTACTTTAGGTAATGTCATGACTAGAAATAATGCTAGGTTGTTCAGTTAAAAAAATGTTTCCAGATATAGCAATCCGACCTTTAGAATAATTAGGTGGGACTTTATGATCTAGGTCGCTATTAAAAATAACAACGTTTCCTTGTTTTGGTTCAAATTTGAGATTAGGTTCTCTAAAGATTAATGGTGCAGAACCATCAGGTACAGTTACATAATACGCAAATGAGTAATTTCCTACCATTGGAGTAGGTGTATCACGGGAATTTGAATTCATTAACCGTAATTGATCGGGAAAATGGTTATGCCAATCAATCTCCTCACCATCATTTATATAATGTACACCCCACATTTCCGCAAACTTTTTAGTTTCTCTACCTACAAAGTCCTCATCAATCCTTTTTCCTATCCATCTAATAAGAGATAATGCCTCTTGGGATCTCTGATGAAGATCCCATTCAGTCATAAGACAAGTAGCTTCCGTGGGTTTCCCCAATGACTTATCATTATAAGTCAATATAAGAGATTTTAAAATAGGATTAACTTCTTCTGCTAGTGG